TCTGCCGCTGCCGTAGGTGTCATTGCTGGTGTTGCATCTCTGCCAACTCCCTCATTCTCCTTAGCAACTGTGATTGTTTCTCCGAGTGCGACACGCTCGGCGAGTGAGCTTTTTTGAACTGCTGGGATAAAACCTGTAAGCTCTCGCGATGTTACATCGAGTGCATCGTAAATCTCTCCTGTTAGTCCTGTGAAAGTGTTTGCCATTGGATGGTCTCCTAAAGTTATTTATAAAAGTAAAATATAAAGTCCCTCTCGGACACCGTGCACCCTCTCGGTGCGTTTTGTTAATTATACAACAAGATTTACTTAGTCAATAATCTCCATTGTTCTTCCGACCCGTGCTTTTTCCGTTGGGTCACTGATTCTGTCAAAATCTGCCCTCTTCATCCGTTTCCCTGAAGCGTCCCCGTTGTTGCCGTCAGAGCCTGAGCCGCCACCGCCTGCTTTCTTCAAGAAAGGCTTTTCATCTAGCCATTTTTTTGCGAATGTTTCAACCGGAACCCTTTTGCCCATTTCGAGGAGCGGATTCCCTTCTGAATCCTTGACAAAAACCCCATCTTCGTCGACTCCGATATTGCCACGCGTGAGATTAATTGCATCTTCAGGAGATATGCAATCATGAAAAGATTTCGTTAATTCCTGAGAGATTAACGCCTCATTGTACTTAGCTTCAAGAGATTGCCTTTTTTTTTGTTCATCTGCGATCTGCTGTTGATATTTGGTCTCGATTGACTCTTTCAGCGTTTTGAATTCACCCTCATCCTGCAATCTTTTTTGTTCCGCCTCATCATGCTTCTGCTTCAAGGCCTTGAATTCTTCAGGGTCGAACCCTTCAAACTTTCTTTTCAAATCGCTCGCTGTGTGCCTGTGTTTCGCTGCTTCTGCATTTGCTTTTGCCAATGCTTCCTTCACTTCATTCAACTCCTCTTCTGTTGNCATGCTTATCCCTTTCTTAATTAATTNTCAAAATATGGNTGCCATGTATGTCTGCATCTCCAGCCGCCACGGCTCGTAAAAGTATTGCCGGGGGCTTTCCCTGCCCATGTGTCATTGTCGAATGCGTCGATCTCTTCGCGTGTGAATACTTTCCCAAGCTTGCCAACGCACCACTCGCGGCTATCGCGAACCAATGTCCCGCGATATTTCCACTTTTTTACACCGGCATCCTTTCCTATTTCAAGCTGCGAGGATGCGTATATCTGCATCAGCCTTGTCTCAATTATTGTCTCGGCATGGTTTTTCATCGGCTTGCCAGCCCTGTCCTGCTGACCGATCAATTGTTGTTTCGCCTGTTTCGTAAGCTCTGCTTTGTCCAGATTCGTTAGCACAGCATTATATACCATATTTGATATTTCATTCGCTGTTGAAAATGATGCACTTGTTATCTCTGATCTTGCGGAGAAGAGCATATCCTTGATGATTCTTGATGATGAATCAGAGAATTTAACAGAATCACCGAATTTCCCGAGGGATGCTATCGCCTCCGCCTTAATCGGCTCTGACAGGGCCGGGATTGATTGAGCCTCAATGTTATAGGCAGTGAATGCATTAATAATCTCTGCCCTTGTGTTTACGGCTTTTGCCAGCGATTCGTCATCTGACAACAGCTTCCCAGCCTTATCAGCCGCAAGGGCAGAGATTATGTTTGAGATTTGGTTGTCCACAGCGATTAATGCGGAATTAAGCCTCCTAGTTTGCTCGTCGACGATATCAAGAATCATTTTTTGCCCTGCTTAATCAGAAATCCAAAGACCTTTTTTGCCTCCTCTTTGGTCAATCCGAAAAATTCGCGCTTTGGCAAGTTCTCTTCCCTTGAGCCTCGTTGATGACGCAACGCCTTCCTGTTCTCCTCGTTGCCGAGGAAATATACAACACCTTTTGCATTCAACCCTTTTCCTATCGCTTTGCCAGTCAATGCTCCGAGCATTTCCCCTTTGTCGTTCAGGTCAACGTATCTTGTTTGTCTCCCTGCCTCATTACGTAGCGAGATGGTCAATAATGAGTANCTCCTAAACTGTTTCCCATGGATATCAAGCCCTCTTTTTTCTGTCCTGTCCTGAATCAGCCCTGCCGCATAGAGAGACGTGCGCTTCATGGTTCTCTGGTTGTAAACCTTTGTAAAGAAGCTTTTAATGAATTTTTAGAACTCTTAATTCCCTTGAACCCCATTTGCATCCGTTGTTACATGTTGGTTGATCTTGTTATTTTCGATCTCTTCAATGATCTTCTTTCTTGTGTCTGGCATTACATTCTTGAGAAGCCTTGAAGAAAGCTCCTTTGCCTTCTCTGTTCTGTACGTATCTGATTGTANCACTCCGATGGATATNAAAAAGTTATTCATGTCTGCGGTTACNTCGCGAATTCCGAAAGATTCTGGATAGCTGATTGTGCCGTTGAATTCAGTCCCCTGCCACAGGGCATAGAGTTCCATGGCTTGGATTTCAGCGTCTCTCATGTAGGAGGCTTTTTCCTTGAGGAGCGCATTAAGTTGCTGGAACCTTACTTCAAGAGCCGCGCCTGATTCAACAGACCTCTGATTCCCAGTGATATCCCCTCCGAGCCGAGATATTTTTTCAAGGTCTTGAAGGGTCGCCTTTCTGTCCTCAAGCATTACAGAAATAGAGGTGTGCTTAGGCTCGATATAGCTCGCTCGTGCGTTTGGTGCTTCTGGGTCGAAAGTAAGAGCGTTTGATGTGCCTATCTTGATTTGGTTCCCGTCTTTGTCAAGCTTCTCAGGTATTTCCAGAAAAGGAAAAGCAGTCATAGATTCTATTTCCTCGATATCAGAGTCGAGTCTATAGAGCTTTCGAGTCAACTCTGCGATATCAGATATGTCAGATATCCCATCGTATTCGTTGCCACTATCGCGATTGATGACGAAAACAGCCGGAATCTTCCCGAGACGGTGTTTTTGCGAATCTATCAGCTCAGGTTTCCCGCCATCTCCCAATGCCTTGTAATATTCCCATCTGTCCTCATACCATATCTTCACGAATAGATATCCGTCTTCCTCATCTTCTAGGATCGACAGGCTCGTGAGAACATTCTTATATCCCCGACGCTCTGAGGTGTAATTGTATATGGTGTTTGGGTGATACAGAGAAAAGTAAGGCCTAACATCGACCATTTCTTCTTGTGCAACAGTTTGAGCGTCCGACTTTGGCTTGTCAACAATCACGAGAGAAAGCCCGTTGACTGATGATAGCTTGCTTGCATTATTCCAGAATTGATGGTATGACCTTTTTTTCCCGTCAACGTCGTTCATGAAGGATTCGAAGCTGTCCCCAGAAAAGTCTAACTCTCTCGTAATAGACCCGCCCATAAGATACGCGGTATATGTATTAACTACAGGAGCGCAATAGTTCGTGTATGATGATCTTTCCAGCCTTTTTTCGAACCCATCGTCGCTCTCCAGAGCTCTTTTAGANAGATACTTTCCCGTCCCTGTATCTATCGCCACCAAGATACGAATCATTCAGAAACTTGTATCTCTCTACATCTTCCTCATATTCCTTTTCTTCTCTCTAAGTTTTTCCATGGCTATTTATACATTGTGTTAGTGTTTTTCCCAACGTTCCTGACCGGGTACTCGTAAGATATGAAATATCCAATTGCAGTTGTTATGTGCTGATATTTAGACTTTTCATCTTCCAAGAATGCCGAGCCTTCCTTCCGTTGAACCGTCGCCAGTCCTTTATGGGCATATCTGGCTTTCGTTATATTAACATACAGTGATATTTCTCCTCCCGCGTTCTTAACTTTCGCCCTCACTGCGTTCTGCCTGTCCTTTATGGNTGGTGCGCTTGCTTTCACCCTTCGCTGATATTTCCAGCCGTGGCTCCTCAGCACTTCCTCGATCTCGGTATAGTCAGATTTATGNCCGTGCCTTTTCCCCAGCCCTTCCTGCGGGGTCTCCATAGACTATCACATCTTTATTATCGTGATTATTGAATTTTTCCACGAATTCCAACGCTGATTGTCTTGCGACGGCTGAAGTCAGGATGATCTCATCAAGGATGTATATCTTCTTGTCTCTTATCACCGCGACACCGGAGCTCATGGGTGTATAGTTGAAGTCATGAAACCATATTATCTGCTCATGTGGGGATATCGTTTCTTCGGTATAATTCTCTTCCGAATAATCCTCATAAATCCGCCCCGTTGCCCCTTCGAAGCATGCCAGATATTCTATCCTGTACTGTTTCTCCGACATGCGCATTTTTGCGGCTGCTATGCTTTCAGGAGAGAGCAACTCTTCACTCGTCCAGTGATAAGCCCCCCACTCTGGATTTTTCCCTGTCTTGGCATCCTCATACATCTCATGATACTTATTCAGACATTCAGGGACTCCGAATATCCAGAGCCAAGCTTTTCGCCCCTTTTTTGTGGGGTTTTCCGTATCCATTGCAGGGAATATGTGCTTTTCCCATGCGTCTTCCTTGATGTCGCTTGCTTCATCAATCCCCCCACCATCCCACTCCACACCCTCGAACCGTTGGGGGGCATCGAAGCTGACAACATGGATTTCCGAGCCATTCGCAAGATAAATTATTAAGTCTGTCTCGTTCGGCTTTTTTCTTCGGAGCGCAGGGAAGCATAACTCTTTCAAGTCGTCCCAAAATATCTTTTTCGCTTGCGATCTCGTTGGTGCGCCCGCAAAATACTTGCCTACTTCTTTTAGCGCGAATTTAATAAGATAACGCTTGAATCTCTCGGTTTTCCCGCTTCTCCGGCCGCACGGGGCGATCTTGAATCTTTTATCCTCGGTAATGAGCCGGATTTGCTCAGGGATATCTTTCAGCTTGTACCATCGTTTCAGTACGTCGGTCATGACGGCAATTTCTCTGCGATATCTTTGAGGGCGGTAACAACTGATTCTTGGTTATCCTCATTTTTTTCAGGTTCGAATATTTGGAAATGTCTTCCGAGCATTTCAAGCGATCTGAGCTTATCCCACGACTTGTACTCCTCTATCTGTACATCTGGAGTATCCCCATTCCCTGCAATTATCCTTCTTTTGAATGATGCAACTGTTGCTGAAACATCTTCCGGGAGTTTGTGAGGCTCTATAAGTTTGCCGTCTTTGTCGTAATAGTGATGAATCCTTGAGAAAGCGCTAAGGGCAAGCTCCTGAATGACCATATCAGCAGTCACTTTCGTGCGTTCTTGCTGGTC